TCAAAACGTTTGCATGAAAAACAAATAAGAGCATTAAGAGGAAGCTATAAACGCTCAAGTGGATTCCTAGGAAGCGAAGCTCCAGCAGCCGAATCAAAACCAAACGAAACTTTAGGGTAATATCAATGGATTACAAAAGAACCATGAGCGGGTTTTCGCTTTTAGAGCAGTTCCAAAAAAGATTCGATTCAGCCCAGGCTAAGGCGCTAGAATGGATGGCGCTACACAGTGCTTGTTACTTCTATGCAATACCGAATCGCGACAAGTTCTGGAGGAGCAAAGACCAGCAAGGCGAAATGCATGGTTCTAGAGTATATGATACGACAGCTATTGAATCAGTGAAAACGTTTGTATCTAAGATGCATACGGCAATGACACCACCGCAAACACAATGGGGTTATTTATCAGTAGATGAAGAATGGGCTGAGAATAATCCAGATGAAGCCCAAGACGCTCAGATTGAACTAGATAACTATATGACTCGATTATTTGAGTTTATACATGACTCTAACTTTGATGTTGTTATAAATGAGTGCTACTTCGATTTATCAGTTGGTACGGCGTGTTTGGTGGTAAACCAGTTCACCGACAAGAATCCGTTGTTGTTCACCTCAATCCCCATGGATAAGCTAGCCGTTGAAGAAGCTATGACAGGTAAGTTAGAGTCTTGGTACAGATGGTGGGAAGACGTAAAGATAAATGAAATTAAAGTTCGCTGGCCTAAAGCGATTATCCCAGAAGACTTAATTTCTGACGTATCAAACAATGCTGATGCAGTCGTTAGAAAGATTAACGAGGGTGTAATGTATGTGCCGAATGAGGTTAGACCCTATCATTATGTTGTGGCCACTGAATCAGAGATTCTGTACGAAGAGTATCTTGACATCAACCCCGGGATAACCTGGAGATTTCAAAAAACAAATGACGATATATTTGGTCGCGGCCCTGTAATGGACGCCCTACCATCAATAATATCTTTAAACGAATTAGCTAGAATCGAACTAGCTGCAGCAAACCTAAATACTTTTAAACCATACATGGCTTTTAGTGATGCGGTATTTAATCCTCATACATTTGTAATGGAACCAATGACAATTATTCCAATTGCGCCGCTGGGGAACCAAGGCCCTCCACTAGTTCCGCTACCAGATTCAAGCGCCCCCCAGTTTAGCCAGATGACTATTCAGGACTTAAGGATGCAAATTAAGTCCCTGTTGTTTGCAGATTCCCCAATCCCAAATGGGCCAAATGATTCAAAACAACCACCAACAGCCACAGAAGTAATGGCTGGTAACCAGTTGCTTGCCCAGAGAATCGGGCCATTGTTCAGCAGACTACAACAAGAGTTCTTGGTACCTCTTTTAGATAGGTGCTCGTATATTCTTCATAAAATGGGCAAGCTTCCAATTCCAAACATTAAGGGATTGAAGATAAACTTCCAGTATCGTTCGCCGCTAGCACTAGCTAAAGGCCAAGAGCAAATTGCAAGGTTCACACAGTACGTTCAAATATTACAGGGAATATCAGGCCCAGAAGCAACGCAGTTGTTTATTAACTCTGGACAGTACCCATGGATAATAGCGAACCTAATGCAGCTAGACTCAAGATTCTTGAACTCACCGGAGAAGGTGCAGGAAGTGGCACAGCAAATGCAGCAGCAACAACAGCAACAACAAGAAGCCGCACAACAACAAGAAGAACCACAGGCGTCACAAACACAATAAGGAAAAACATGGATTATAAGAGCTTACCCGGGCAAGAGGATTATTGGGATGGTTACACATCCAGTATAAATAAATTAAAAAACAATCCTGATATAGTGGAGTTTGATAGACTTTGCTTTGAAGTATTCAGCAAAACAGAGGCAGGAGCAAAAATACTTAGCGAGCTAACAGAGCGTTATATTATACCGTCCACACCTGCTAAAGATATGACCTCCTACTCGACTAACTGCGTTTACTATGAGGGATTCAGAGACTGTATAAGACTCCTAATCCAATCCACTAAAGGTTATAGCAGACGAAAAGAAGCAGAAGATGCTAAAAAGATTAAAGAAACCCGGGAGAAAAATGAATGAGCTTATTCGATGAAATAATAGATGGAGCCAACACAGAGATAGGTGATACTAATGCCAGTATTCAAGCAGGGCCTGAAGGTGCAGCAACAACAGAAGCAGCAACTGAATCCGCAGAATCGACTTGGAACTGGGATAAATCCACTCCAGGAACAGGAGAGAGACCCGACTGGCTTCCAGCAAAATATAAAAGCGCTGAAGATGTTGCAAAGGCGTACTCAGAACTCCAGAAAAAGCTTGGGAGTGCTCCAGACAAATACGATTGGTCTCAAGGACAGAATTGGATAGACCCTGACTATACGCCCTTCCTGGAAATGGAAGATGTGTTCCGTAGCAAAAACGTTCCGCAAGAAGCGTTTGATTCAATGCTAGGTACGGTTGGAAAGTTCCTAGATGAGTTCAAGATAGATATGGAAGAAGAGAAAAGTGCCCTTGGAGAAGATGCCAAAGAACGTCTAATGACACTTAATAATTGGGCTAAAGCAAATTTCTCTGATGATACCTATCATGCAATAACCGAGAACATGCGCACAGCATCTGCTGTAAAAGCAATAGAAGAAATGAGGATAAAAATGATTGACGGAAATACAACAATACCAACAGGCAATGAAGCCCCTACCCCAGCATACACGGTTGATGATGTGACACGGGAAATGCAAGAAAATCTAACTAAGTATAAGGAAGACCCAAAATACAGAGCCGAAATCCAATCGAAGTTTAATAAGATTTCAGGAAGCTCTGGATATGTTGACAAGCATTACTAAGTGAATTAATATTAGTACAGTTCATTCAGTTTTAATGCCATTTACATTTCACAACGTCGAAGGTAATGCATCAAACTGACTATGAGGACACCTTATATTTGCCAGGCCCCGAAAGGGATACCCTGGGTGCATTTAAGCCCTTGTTAGCGAGACTAGTTTTTTAACTATTTATAACTAATGAGGGTTTACCATGTCTACATCATTGACGAATGTCCAGCAAATTGAGTTTGATGCACTTGTAAAAGCAGAATACCGTTCACGCGGATTTTTATTACGTGATTCAATTAGAATGAAAAACAACGTAATTGGCGCATCTATAGAATTTAGGAAAGTTGACCAGGTAATTGCTGTGCCAACAGCTTACTTGCAAGCAGTAACTATCCAAGACCCTGACTATACAAAAACAACTGCAAATCTAGTTAAATATACTGCACCAACAGCAGTGGATGAAGTTCAAGAACTTACAGTTAACTTTGATGCAAGAATGGAAAATGCGCTATTAGTAGCACAAGCTATGGGTCGTCGTTCTGACCAAATAGTTATTGATGCTTTAGACGCAGACCCAGGCGATACAATTGCCAATGGCGGTACTAACTTTAACTACTCTAAGTTTACACAAGCCTTGGAATTCTTTGATGACAATGCCGTACCTCTAGCCGAAAGATATGTTGCAATGTCTGCATCTAACTTTAGAAGCCTACTTGGCGATGACCAATTCGTTTCTACTTTTTATACAAAAAATGATGTTATCGACAGGGCGAGAATCCGTGAGTACTTAGGTTTTAATGTTGTTATTATTCCACAAATGACAGAAGGCGGCTTACCTAAAACAGGAAACATTCAAACTGCATTAGCTTGGCATAAAATGTCTACTGGTATGGGTATTGGTGAAAACTTCAGAACTGAAATTAACTATTTAGCTCAAAACACAGCATGGTTGATAAACGGTGTATTCAGTGCAGGCGCGGTGGTTATTGATAACCGCGGTGTTCTTGCAATTGACTGCGACGTTTCAGTTTAATCTTACCCTTTTTAGGAGAAACAATCATGGCTTTTGATATAAAACGTTTTACCCGAGTTAGTTTAGCCGATAATACTGGTTTAATTACTCTTCAAGATTCTAGTTTAGCTAACGGTCCTGGCTTATTCACATATGCAAGTGCTGACGATACGATTGCTGAAATATCAGCAGCAGGTTACTTCAATGCAGAAGCAGCAATCTACTGTCTAAATGTTGGAGATGTAATTATCGCTGAAGGCAGTGACGCTAGTAATATGCTAGTTGTTGCTACTGTTGATAGAAGTGCAAGCCCTAAAACCATTACAGTTGATTCATTTACTCCTGCTGGAACTGTTGCAACTGCTAATATTGAAGATGGTGCGGTTACAGCGGCAAAACTAGCCAGCGATGCAGTTACTACAGCAAAGATTTTAAATGCAAATGTAACTACAGCTAAAATTGCTGACGCGGCTGTTACTTCTGCTAAGCTTTCAGCCTTGACAGTCCAGTATGCAACAGTAGCAATTACCGCATCTGAGTTTAACGGCATGTACGCCACTCCTAAGCTTTTAGTAGCTGCAGGCGGAGCTGATACATTGCTAGTATTAGACAAAGTGCAATTGCTAATGACTTACGGTTCGGCTGCATATGCCGCTGGTGGTGTTGCTGCGGTACAGTACGACTCTACTGCAAATGGAGCTGGTGTTATTGCTTCTTCAACATTAGCTGCTGCAACTTTCCAAGCAACTGCATCTACTGGGTGGAACTTTAATTCAGGAGTTGTCGCTGAAACTTTCTCTACATGCGTCAACAAAGGGTTGTATCTATCAAACGTTACTGGTGCTTTTACAACTGGTGATAGTGATATGGTGGCCCATATTTGGTATAAAGAAATACCAAGCGCGTAAAGTTAGTTTATGTCTCGGCCTTCTTTTGAGGGCCGAAATTAATAGGGGGATTTATGGCTTTAACTAAAGTCCAGATTATAAGCAACGCTTTACTGCAATTAGGCCATTCTGCAATATCATCTTTAACAGGTGGAGATAGAATGGTGCAAGCTGCAGAAGCTGCATATGATATGAAATTACCCTCAGTTTTAAGCAGTGGCAACTGGCGTTTTGCAACTCAGATTCAGCAATTGTCTGAACTTACCGAAGCACCACCATTACCCTGGAAGACTGCGTATTCTTTACCAGCTGGATATCTTAAAACAATCCGATTATGGCCCAATATATACCAATGGGATATTTACACTGACTTTAAGATATACACGTACCTCAGTGGCACGCTGTATATGGAATATATATCCCAACCTGATGTATCACAATTCCCACCATATTTTGTGGATTATTTTACATACGAGATATCGGCATACTTAGCTTTATCAAACGCACAAAAAGCTGATTACTTTTCTGCGCTTGAACAAAAAAGAATGCACATGATGGCTTATGCTAATGCATTAGATACTCAAAACAGACCTCAGTTCTCACAAACCAATATTCCTGTATTAAATAACCGGTATGTGACACAATTTATCGGAAATGGTGGAATAGCAAATTAGGGGTTCTTATGGGTTTGTCGGCATGGTCACAAGATGTATTTTCTAAAGGCGAATTATCACCCTTAATGTATTCCAGAGTAACAGTCTCTGCGTATTATAACGGCCTAAAAACTGCCACGAATTGTATTACCTATCCGCAAGGAGGTATTGGAAAGAGGTTTGGAACAGTTTATAACGCTACTATCCCTTCGCTTACTGATTATCGTGATGCATATTTCCAGACTTTTCAATACTTGAACGAATGCACTTACGTCCTAATATTTATTCCAGATTCGATTCTGATTTATCTAGAAGGTATATTAGTACATACTGTAGCTTCAACTGGAATAGCTGCGACTGTAATACGTAAAATAGATACTACCACTTTAGATGCTAGGTTTAGAGTAGCAACAGGGGTGCTTGCCCCGTATGATTTAACTAGAAGCGCTAATACAGCAAACGTCATATCTTCTGCTTCTTCTAACTTGCTGACTTTAACTACACCAGTGAGTGCGGATACTGTTTATCCAGTCCAATTTACCACTAGCAATACACTTCCGACAACTGTACCTCAAGTGAGATTGAATCAAACATACTTCGTATACACAACCTCTACCACGACCGCTCAAATTTTTACATCTTCTGGTGAGGCTAAATCCCAAACAGATGCCTACACTATTACGGATAACGGGGCTGGGACTAACAATCTAAATGTTTTAAATAATTGGAGTTTTGCTTTAGTTGTATTTAGAAATTTGCCTGTATATGATTTTACCCCTGCAAATACATACGATACCAAGACATTTACTCCAGGAGCAACAACAGGTTACGGAATAACCTTAAATGCAAGTAGCGCTATATTTACTACGGCTTATGTTGGCGGTGCCTTTATCGGTAACGGAGGGATAAGTAGAATTAAAACTTATGTAA